ATGCTGAGTCACAATTAGATGAAGTAGTGCCAGTTGTTGGAGCAGCAATATGGTTGATTAAATTTGCAGCGGCACGAGGAGCATGGCCTATTCTTAAATGGGTACTAAGAAGACATGCTGGTAAATTGCTAGTAGGCAGTGCAGCAGCATACTACATTGATCAGGGATGGGATTGGGTAGTATCAGTAATCGGTGAAGAGTTTGCACAGATGCTTATCGATAATAAGTTTGAAATTGGAATGGCAGTTGCACTTATATTGGGCGCAGTTGCTCTTAAAAAGTTTATTGAGAATAAAGGCGAAGCATTGGTTTCAAAATACCAAAAAGAAGGCATTCTCGAAACCACTAGTGCTGGTGCAATTGCAGGCGTTGCTGGAACAGGGTTTGCCAGCGGTGGCATAGGTACAATGATTAGAAGAAAATCCGCGCCGAAGAAGAAAAAGAATAAATAATAGTGACCGGAGAATACTATGACAAATAAAAAACTTTCAGAACGAGATATTGAAGATAAATTTAATATCAGTCCAAAGAATAAAGCTATTGCTGCACTAGGCAGAAAAATGATCGACATGAGTTCACAAACAACTGGAACAGATGATAACTCACTGATGATGGCAAACGCATTATCAAGACTGGGCGAAACACTAGAAAGTTTTGGTGCTACTTTTGGTCCAAAAAGTATGGCAGAAGTTGTTAAAATGACAGGCATGAATCAAGATATAATTAAAATGTTAATTGCCAAGGCAAAGTCAAACACAGATGCTTCAACCAATCGTGCTGCTGAACCGGAAGAATCCTTGAGACCAGCACATGCTAAAGAGTTACGCAATAAAGAACTTAACAAAGGCAAAGGTCCGGCAAAATCAGGTAAGACAACTGGTCCTGACGATTATGATTTCTTGAAGTATAAAAACAAAAAGAAAGATGTAAGTGAAGCAAAAGACACACATTGCTCAGACAAGTGCTGCGGCAGTGACGTTAAAGCAGAAGACTGTAAATGTCCTCCAACTTGTAAGCATTGTAACTGTAACGCAGTATCCGAAGGGCTTGCTGATATGGCAGATATAGCCGAACGTGATCACGAAGTACAAATGGCTCGTGCAGAGCTTTACAAAATTGCAAAGTATGCAATGAAGTTACACGATCTACTCAAAGGTGTTAGCGAAGCTGAAGGCATTGAAGGGTGGATGCAGAGCAAAATTACAAAAGCAGCAGATTATATGGGAAGTGTGTATCACACACTAGATTATGATATAGCTACAGAAAGTAAAAAAACTTTTAAAAATACAATGACCGAAGCTGATGCTGTTGCATATAAAGAAATGCTTTACCGCAAACTAAACTCTAAATAAATCTAAAACAAATTTAAAAAAGTCAAGTTTTTGCTTGACTTTTTTCACGATGTGCGCTATAATATACTTAACAACACAACTCAACAGGAGAAAACTATGAGCGATCGAGTATACGGTTCTGAAGAAAAAGCAAAACTAGAACGTCTAGTTAAAGAGGGCGTAACAGTGCTACAAGAAATTGAAGATTTACAAGGTGGCTTGAAAGAAACTGTTAAGGCAGTTGCAGAAGAGCTAAACGTAAAACCAAGTCTTATTAACAAAGCTATTAAAGTTGCACAAAAACGTGACTGGGGTCGTGTACAAGACGAGTTTGAAGACCTTGAAACAATTGTTGCTACTACCGGCTACGATACTGATGCATAACATCATTAAATTTTGGGCTGACAGTTACAAAAGCGATAAAATTGCTTTCTATTTTGAATTAGTCAGCTTTATTTTTACAGTGGGTGCAAGTTTAACACTTGCACTCAATGCTGCTAGTCCAAATATGTTACTAGTGTATCCTGGATTTTTAGTAGGAAGTGCCACACAAGCATATGCTAGTTATAGACGTGGACTGCCTTGGATACTATTGCTTACAAGCTACTTTGTTTGCGTTAATATATTAGGATTTGGTATTGCAGCAGGATGGATTTAGAAAAGTTTCCTTTAAAAATAGTACAATTTTACATTAGTCATACATGTAATATTGCGTGCCCAGGGTGTCTTAGTTTTAACAATTACAACATTTCTGGACACGACATATTTGCAGACTACGAGCATGAAACTGCACAATGGAGCAAGATATTACAACCTAGCGACATGAGTATCATCGGCGGTGAACCAATGAGCAATCCAGATTTGCATAACTGGGTGCTTGGTGTACGCAAATATTTTGATTGTACAGATTTAAAAATTTGTACAAATGGATTACTAATAAACAAATGGGCAACTCATATACCCGAATGGTGGGACTTGGGCATTGTTGTTGAAGTGAGTGCACATACTCCAGCGCACTACGCTCAAGCGCAAAGCGATATAGAAAAAATTATCGGCAACAAAGATATCAAAAAAGTAAACGCAAAAACACTAGCTAAACTTGGTATTGCGCCCGAATATTACAGCGAAGAGTATGAAACATTTTATATCACAAGCAACAGAATAGTTGCAATGATAGGCAAAGAATATGTGTTCAATAAATGGGGCGTAAAAACACATAAAAACAAACAGATTAATTTTTTTGCAAGTAACCCAATAGCAGCACACAATGCGTGTGATATCAAAGAGTGCCATTATATCTACAAAGGCGAATTATACAAGTGCGGTACTATTGTTGGTGCAAAAGCCTTAATTAAAAAGTATGATGCAGAGGAAAGAGGACGACATTTGATTGAATCGTACGAACCTCTGCAATACAACCATCTAAATTTACAAAAGCAATTGGAAGTATTTTCGCAAAAAGCTATTGCACAGTGTGCATTGTGTCCGGTTAACCCTAAACAAATAACCATAAACGATTCTGATAATAAGAAAATAAAGTCACTATAAATATAGTAATGGAAAAGTTTATTATAGAGGATGCAGTTTTTTATATTACCAATGTTTGTAATCTTGCATGCAAAGATTGTGAAAGTTTCAACAACTTTAGATTTAAAGGACACTATCTTTGGAAAACGCATGCCGATTACTACAAAGAATGGACCAAACGAGTAGATTTAAAATCTATTAATATCCATGGCGGTGAGCCTTTGTTGAACAACGACTTGATAAATTGGGCAATTAATTTAAAACAATTGTGGCCCAACGCTGATACATATTTTATTAGTAGCAACGGTAGCATTATACACAATAAAATAGATACAATTAGACAATGCATCAAACTTGGATGGAGTATTGATATTGTTGTGCACGAACCAACAACATACGATAGTATAAGAGATAATTTAGAGCACATACTTGAAAACCACAACTATGATATAATTCATGATTTTGGCGACCGTTATGAATATATAGAAAAAGACACAAACAAATTGTTAGCAAGTTTAGACAAAACTTATTATTTTATACCTAGTGCAATTAAAGAAATCAAAGACGGTGTTGTACATATGCAGCGTAGTAATATTAAAAAAGCGTATAAGATATGCACAGACGATAATCCTCCTTGTGTTCCTTTTCTGCGAGGATTTATGTTTAGTTGTATGCTGACTAGTATGATTACAGATCTTTTAACACAATTCAATGTTGAGGAAGATGCTGCTAAATTAATGAAGAAGTATAGACCTGCAAGTCCATACGACCCATACCCTAAATTAAAAAAACACATAGAAGATATTTATCGACCAAGAAAAATGTGTACACTTTGTACAGATAGCAGAAAACAACATGCTATATTTCCTATGCCTAAAACGAAACCCAAGATACTATAAACCAATAAGTATAATTATAAAGACAGGAGTAAAAAATGAAACAAGGAAAAATTGAAGTATGCTGGCAAGATCAAAACTTCTATAGTTTGCCATACGAAAGTGCTGGCGGATACGGACAGGATGAATACATTATGTACGGGCATGATAATTATAAGCATATTATCAACAATGATGTTTATGTCGGTCCACTAAGTAGTATGCCAGAATTTTCAAATGAAGTAATCAATCGCCTTCCAGATCACGAACATTATGAAGTAGCGTTTTATAGAACTCCGCCTGCAAATATTCTTCCTGTACACAAAGATATGTATGCCAACTTTATGAAAATGCACAACATTGACGATGTAAATAAAATTACTCGTTATATTGTGTTTTTAGAAGATGCAAAGTTAGGACACATGTTTAATGTAGATAAAGTTGTATTATGTGATTGGAAAAAAGGCGATTGGATTTGCTGGAGCGGAAGCACTTCTCATGCAGCATACAACATGGGAATTGAGCATAGATATACTATGCAGATTACAGCGTTTGACAGATAAAATTACAATTAAAAATATGTAGACATTGTACCAAAATCGTGTTATATTAAAACAATAATTACTAGGAGTATAAATGCCATACGTAGATGCATTCTTTGACAGAGACGCCGACATTATTCGTGCAGTTGAGCGCAAAGACGGAAAAAGACATTACCACGAATATCAAGCAAAATACACTTGGTATTATGAAGATCCTCGCGGAAAATATAAAAGTATTTACGGAAATCCTCTTACTAGAGTTGTGTGTAAAAGCACTAAAGACTTCCGTAAAGAACTTGCTATCAACAAAGATAAGAACAAGTTTGAGAGTGACGTTAATCCTATCTTTCAGTGTCTAAGTGAAAACTATCTTAACCAAGATGCGCCCAAGCTAAACGTAGCTTTTTGGGATATTGAAACAGACTTTGATCCAGAGCGTGGCTTTGCTCCAGTTGAAGATCCGTTTATGCCCATTACAGCTATCACAGTATGTTTACAGTGGCTCGATAGTATGCTGGTTACTGTAGCAATGCCTCCTAAAGGAATGCCATTAGAAGAAGCAACTGCAATGTGTAAAGCACGTTGGGGCGATAGTGTTGTATTGTTTCCGAACAACGAAAAAGGCGAAGGCGAAATGCTGAGTATGTTCTTGGATCTTATTGAAGATGCAGACATCCACAGTGGCTGGAACAGTGAAGGATACGATGTTCCGTATACTGTTAACCGTATTAAACGGGTATTAAGCAGTGATGACACAAGACGTTTTTGCTTGTGGGGACAAAAGCCTAAACGTAGAGAATATGAAAAGTTTGGTAAGACATCGGAAACATATGATACCATTGGCAGAGTACATATGGACTATCTTAACTTGTATCGCAAGTATACATATGAAGAACGTCATACATACAGACTTGATGCTATTGGCGAAATGGAAGTAGGCGAAAACAAAACACCATATGAAGGTACACTTGATCAGTTGTACAACAATGACTTTGAGAAGTTTATTGAATACAACATCCAAGACGTTGCACTACTAGACAAAATAGATAAAAAGCTGAAGTTTATCGATCTTGCTAATGTACTTGCACATGAAAATACAGTGTTGCTACAAACTACAATGGGTGCAGTTGCACTTACTGAACAAGCTATTGTTAACGAGGCACATCGACGCGGTATGCAAGTGCCTAACAGGCGCGATCACGAAGGTAATACTCAAGCAGCCGGTGCATATGTTGCATTTCCTAAAAAAGGTGTGCATGAATGGATTGGTTCAATGGATTTAAACAGTCTGTATCCAAGTGTAATTCGTGCATTAAATATGGGTCCTGAAACAGTTGTTGGACAAATTCGTTTGGACATCAGTGATGAACGTATTCACAATGACACAACACTGAAAAAGAAAAGTTTTGCTGGCAGCTGGGAAGGACGATTTGCTACAGAAGAATACGAAGCTGTAATGGAACAACGCAAAGACATTGCACTTACATTGGAATTAGAAGATGGCACAAGTCATGCGTTAAGTGGCGCAGAGATTTATAAACTTATTTTTGATAGTCATCAACCGTGGATGCTGAGTGCTAATGGCACAGTGTTTACAACAGAGTTTGAAGGTGTTATTCCAGGACTACTAAAACGTTGGTATGCTGAACGCAAAGACATGCAGAAGATGTTAAAGAAAGCAAAGGATGCCGGTAACGAAGCAGAGATTGAGTATTGGGATAAACGACAGTTGGTTAAGAAGATTAACTTGAACAGTTTGTATGGTGCTATTCTTAACCCTGGTTGTAGATTTTTTGATAAGCGTATCGGACAGAGTACAACACTAACAGGACGTACTATTGTTAAGCACATGAGTGCAGAAGTTAATAATATTATGACTGGCGAATACGATCATGTTGGTAAAGCAGTTATCTATGGTGATACTGACTCTGTTTATTTTAGTGCGTGGCCTATACTCAAAGATGAAGTTAATGCTGGTAAGATTCCTTGGAGCAAAGACAATGTTATCACATTGTACGATCAAGTTTGCGATCAAGCAAATGCAACATTTCCGGATATGATGCAGAAAGCATTCCATTGTCCAAAGAGCCGTAGTGATGTTATTGCAGCAGGACGTGAGATTGTTGCAGAAACAGGCTTGTTTATTACCAAGAAGCGTTATGCTGCATTAGTGTATGATATCGAAGGCTTTAGAACTGACGGCGATGGCAAACTAGGCAAAGTTAAAGCAATGGGTCTGGACTTGAAACGCAGTGATACGCCGGTGTTCATGCAAGACTTTTTGAAAGACTTACTAGATATGGTGCTACAAAAAAAGCCAGAAAAAGAACTACTAGATGCTATTAGTGAGTTCCGTAAACTGTTTAAAGATCGCCCTGGATTTGAAAAAGGCTCTCCTAAACGTGCAAACAAAGTTGGACACTATCAGCGTCTAGAAGAAAAGCAAGGCAAAGCTAACATGCCTGGGCACGTTCGAGCAAGTATTAACTGGAACACACTAAAACGTATGAATGGTGACAAATACTCGCAAGAAATTGTAGACGGTATGAAAGTTATTGTTTGTAAACTAAAAGCCAATCCGCTAGGGTATACAAGTGTTGCATACCCAACGGATGAACTACGTATTCCAGAATGGTTTAAAGACTTGCCGTTTGACGGCGATGCTATGGAAGAAGTCATT